TATACGTTGTAAATAGAAGTCGTAGGAAGCCTAAGTCAATTACGACAAAGACTCCTACATCTTCCTCTCCTGCGTCTTCACCGTTGAGATATTCAATCCCAAGGGCGAAGCCACGAATCACACTCAATTCAATAGTCACGATTAAATCTCACAACTACCTGCTGTACAAGCTAACTGCTGAGCACCTTCAACGTTGTCGTCAAACTCTTTAAAGTTTTCCCAATCAACACCTGCAGGCATCTTAGCTGCTAGTTCTTTGTACTGCTCTTCAGTGCATTCTTCATACGGTGCTTGCTTATAAGTACCACCATCATAAGGCAGGAAAGATACTCCTGTTACCTCATTAAAGTGTTCGTATACCCATGCACCTACTTCCATCCACTCATGCTCTTTCACACTGATAGTTACTGAAGGCTTGTGTTCACAGTAGTGACGTTGGAACAATAGCCATAACTTCAAATGCTTCAATGCAGAGAGGTCTTCTCTTAACAATGCTCCATCACCTACCTTAACAGGGAATGAAAACACTGTAGTACTATCAGGTTTCATAACACATGGTTCTGCTACAAATCCTGATTGAATCATGAACTGCGTCAAAGGATCTTTGTTGTCAGCTCTAACCCTACGGATATAATACTTACTATGCTGAGGGTGAATGCCACTAGCAGTGGAGCACAACTGCGATACTGTCCCTTCAGGCTTGATGGCAGTGACAGCAACCGATTGGTTAATGCCAACAGCACTGCTAAATTCAATATTAGTATTAACAGCAACATCACGTAATTTCTCCAATCTAGCCGGTAGATCTACATCATCCGGATTATTTAACAATGCATTATCAAGAATGCCAGTCATCGACACACCTAACAATGCTTCCTCTTTCGTGTTCTTTTCCCAGATCTTACGCAGATAAGGGAAGTTAGTTAGCGTAGCTTGGAAAGTTCCAAGAATCGTAGCCAAACGGATCTTACGCTCAAGTGTAGCCATAGTATCATCGTGACGAACAATACAGCTAGATAGATTGCAGAACTGATAAGGACGTAAAATAATTTCACTGCAGGGATTAGTACCAAACTCATAAGTACTGTCCCTACGTCCATTCTTTGCTGCTTGTTTCTGCGATGCATCACGATTAAATATACCTCGTTCTCCACTATGAGATTCGTAGATCGAAGACCACTCTCTCATGAATTGTCCAATGCTTGGTTTACCATCGTACACTGCTGAGTTATTAGCTAATGCACGTTGACCTTGCCCATCCCACCAGTTACCTGCCTTAGCGTGTGCCATAGCGTCATCACCAAGATCAGACAAACTAATCATAGCACTTCTTCGTACACCTCCCACGACAACAACTTCCCCGATTTTACAGAGAATGTCATGACACTCCAGTGATGATAGTTTCCGTCCAGAAGCCCCTTTAAATTTATTAATGACAAACTTGAAGAGATCTTCCAACGGTTTAGCACCACTTGCTCGTCCTCCAAAAGTTTTGAGCCTAGCACCTGCAGGTCTGACTTTTGACAGATCGAACTTTGGTACTACGCCAGAGTATAATAAAGCCATAAGCTGTCTGAGTGCTTTAGCCCACCCTTCTTTAGAATCCGACACAACAATAGTAGTCTCACTATCAAACAACTTATCCGGTACTTCAGGTAACTGCTTAACATACTTCTGCTCCACGCTAAAACCTACTCCAGTACCACAAAGTAAGATATACATCGCTTCATCGAATGCTTTAGGGTCATCAATAGGTAAGTAACTACAGTTAAATGCAGCCACGTTCTGACGCTCTAGTGCTTTACCTGCAGTCATGATAGCTCGCATACTTGGTACTACTTCTAATCCTACTACTGCTTGCTCAAGCTCTTCACGTAGATCTTTAGGTAATCGATAGCCTTGCTTATCAGCTAAGTGATTCTCCATAAAGTCAAAGTAACGCTTGACTGTCTCGCTCCAATGCTCACGTCTACCTTTATCATCTAAGTAACGAGAGTAACGTGATTTAGCAATAAACGTATTGTACGGTGTCATATTATATTTAGTCATCTAATTCTTCTTCTCCATCATACTCGACTTCATCTACAAGTCGATCAAAGTTATCTTCAATACGGTCAATGAAGGAATCGACTAACTCCTCTGAAGATATGTTTAGTATCTCCAGAAGAGTAATCTCATCCAATCGCTTCAGCCTCTCTTGTAATTCTTGTAGCGTCAACGGTAACATAGTGCCTTATTTGGTTTTAGTTACTCGCTTAGCTTTGATGTCTTTAGATACATTCTTCTGCGATTCAGCAGCTTCATCTAAGAACTTCAAAGCCTTCGTTGTTGCTTCATGAATTGCTTCGAGGGTCTTACGATTAGTTAAATCATCAAAACCCCACGACCACAAGCTCAATGTGTTACGTAATCCTGATTGAATAACTAATTCAATTTCAAAGTTATCCTTATCTTTAGGATCATAGCTACCGTTCAACTTAATAAAACCATTGTCTTCCGGTAAGAACTTATTGAACTTTAGTTTCTTAGTTCTACTTTTAAAACTTTCTTTAAGAACATCATTAAGATGTTGCTCCACTGATTTACTTACCTTTACCATTTGATTCCTCTCTTTCAATTAGATAATCCAAGTAGTGTCTTGCCTTCTTGAGATCTTGTAAACCGTCTTTAAACTTCCAACGTAACAAATATTTTAGCACGTTTCCTTCCCAAAAGTCAAGCTCCCACTCAGAAATAATATCCCAAGGTTGAATAGCTTTCTTGTAATGATTACCACCAACTTGCTTAGACTTTGCTGATTCATCTGTATGACAATCGTCTACTGATTCACCGAACTGTTTATCTAAGTTTCTGAAGTAATCCTCCAAGGTAAACTCTGCAGGATTCTTCTCTAGATTAGGCATAGCAATCGGGCTATCATATCGTGGTACTCCTTTACTGTAATCTTTCATAATGGTTTAACCTCTGCTTTCTTCTCTAACGCTTTTGTTCCTTGCGACCATGATCCACACGATCTGCATTGATACCTTTGATATTGTCCAGTAACTGTGAGAGCTGTTCCACGTTTCTGTAACTCCGTCGAACCACACGTTGGACAACAATGCTCGTCCGAATGCATATTGCGATTAGGATGCGATTTAATCCAAGGTAACAAGCGATGATAAAGCTTTTCCAAAAGTAGTACGTCCTGCTTATTGTACTGTTCCATTCGTTTCCATGCATCTTTATCTCCTGCCATACATTTAACCCACAACTCATGACCTTCGTGTTCTTCCTTCTTACCTAAGTCAAGACGCTGTGATACATAGTCTAGCTTATTGCTAGGGAATCTGAACTGACTGCGTACTTGTCGTAGTAGATCGATCTGCTTATATGGAGCAGGAGGATTCATACCATGTAACAAGAACTCTTTGTTCAGTGTTGGTATATCAAACTTAGTACCGTTGTAGTGAACAACTGCATCGGCTTCATTCAACATCTTATGGATCTTCTCTAGCATCTTACGTGGTTTACTTTGCTTGACAGAATCAAAGATAACTTCGTCATGTCCAAGCCACTTAGCAGCCCAACACAGTACGTATGAGGACTCACGCAACTGACTCATGCTGACGTTCTGTTGCCACAAGCCCCACACGTGTGCTGTATTAGGACTACTCTCTATGTCTAGTAGTAGTATCTTCATTCAATGTAATCCTTAATAGATTCTTTTCTACAGTTCTCACGAATATCATAACCGTACACACCACTCAAGAAGTCATAGAACTTATCCAAGATATACTCGTAAGTCATACCTTCTGGTGTTGTGAATCGATGAACCACTTCTCTACTCCCATCAAAGAAATTAAAACTATAGGTCTCATTCTTTCGTTCGTACATATATTCTCCTTAGTATCTTAGCAAGACGGTACAGCAAGAACTTACGATAACTTATGATTTGCTCATCGTGTTCTGCCATACCTCTTCCATAGTTTTGACACGTTCACGATCGTGCTTATTAACAATCAAGAGAAGACCATCAACCATAGTCTGTAACTCTTTGTTCTCAGCTTCGAGTCGTTCCATTCTTGCTCGCATCATTCTAGATTCATACTCTAGTTCTTCCATCATACTTGCGTCGTCATGCTTACTGCAACTCACGCTAACTCCTTAAAGAATAACTCAGCGTCTACAATCACAAGTGGCTTACAATTGTTCTGCTTGATGACAACAAGAGGTTCTCCTTTACCATGTTGCTTAGCTTGTTCATAGTAGTTATACACTGCTATCTTAGCCATGCTCTTGCATTCGACGGCATAGGGGAACACATC